GGACATTTACCATTAACTATCTCTGCTGTAATCTTCATATTTTTTTCTGTTATATGCTTTTTTATTCTTTATCACAATCTGTCGATAGCGTCTATCTCTTAAATGTTTTGCAACTTTATTTGAGGTGGAGTTTTTTGATTGATTTTTCACCTAGATATATTTCTGTTTCTGCTTCACTACGTATGCATTTATAAGATATGTTAGGATTAAACTCTCTTTCAGCCACACGACGTGCACGTAAACACGCAGCCATATTATCTTGTATTCTGTGTTCCTTGATCTCTCCATCCCAAAACATCAGCAGGGCTACTACAGTCTCAATCATAATATTTTACCTTTGTTTTCACCCTCTTTTATTACATACCTTTGTGTACCATTCTTGCCATGTTCTACAGATTTTTTTAAATCTTTTGCAAGACTCATCTCTTTCTCAGATCTGTTTATCTCAGCTATAAAATCTAAAACTTTTCTAGTTATTCTTCCCGTTGCCATTATATTTATACTCTCTGTTTGCATCTTTTAATTTTTCGATATCAGATAAAACCTTGTCCATCTGTTTTGTTAAAAATTCTATATTTACCTTATTTAAAGCCATATCATCAATGTGTTTTGTTATACGATCTAAAGTTTTATAAATATCCTCCAACATCATGTACTGCTCAGAATCCGCGGGCAGTGATCCCATCTGACCACGTGGCCACTTAATTCTAAACTCTGTATTCTGTTCGACATCTTGTTCCATTATCTTGATCTTGGTGTCCGCAATATTTAAACGTTCTACCATCTGGAAATAGCCCATGGTGCCGAGTGCCACGATTATTATCAGACTGGCAACCGTCTTCATCGGCATCTGCACAGCAGCGGATTCAGATATTGTTAAAGGTTTCTTACTCATGTTTTGGTTTTGGTGGAGGGATTATATAATCTTTTGGATCAACTTGCAACGGCTGTGGGGGCCGTACAAAAAACGCCAGTAAACATAACAAAATTATAAGTATTGCTGTGAACCTGTAGTTCATAACAACCCCCAATCATTAATCTTTTATTCCAAAAAACCAACTTTTAATTTTTTTCCAAAGTTTTTTAATCATGTTTTTTCTCCTCTATTTCATAGAAGAACTTGTCGGTATCCTCTGTCCTCCAGGCTCTACTATCTTCTACATTCCATTCAGATGTCTGCACTTTCCAATCAGGAGTCTCATCTTTTACAGTAAAAGAAGGTATATCCCATATGCATCTATTGTTTGGTTGTGCTGCAAAATTGCCGTCATCTAAAGCAATAATGTGAGCGCACTTGTGCTCGTGCGGAATCTCTGAATGATCAGTGTCAAGTATGTTAGCTTCTGGATGAGCAAAGTCAATAGTAAATAAATATTTTCCTGAGTGCCATTTCTTGTCTTTTCCGATATATTTCCCTGCTTGTGATTCTAAAACATCCCAAGAATGGACAGAAGGATAATAAGAAAAACAATTCCAGAGCTGAAGTTCATCAAGTCGTCTTGTGGGCACTCTGGATGGCTCAAATCCCTTCTGAATAAACGCGCTAATTGGTAGGCGATAAAATATTGCACCATTTTCCATAATAGCATGCCACAATATACTCCTTCCAGTAAGAGCTGATATGCCAAAGATAATACAGTCTTCAACTTCGCCATGATGCTTTTGTAAATCATAAAGATACTCTCTTCTTATCTGTGCGTATATAGGTGGTATGTTTGCATTTAAATAAGCCATAATTTATCCTCATCTAATTGTACCCCAATTTGGTCCAGATTCAAAGTCAACTTTGTTCTTGACCTCAAGAGGTATTGATTGCTCCATTACATTTTGAATTATATTAGCCATGTAACCCCCGTCAATAGAAATACATAATTCATCGTGTATTTGTATGTGTGGTATTATACCTTTTTTATGTAGATCAACCATAGCCTTCTTTGTCATATCTGCGGCTGACCCTTGTATTAATCTATTCAAAGCCTTGTAAGTAAATGCAGGTGTATAGTATCTTTCAAAATAATCCATATAGTTTGGATCTATTTTATTCTCTTTATATTTATCTAGCATCTCTGCTTTAAATGCTTCCATGGCTTGTTCCTTTGTATATAATGGCACCTCATTAAATCTATTGGTTTCGGGATTCCATTCTTTGTTTGTTGTCTCCCACCTATCAAACCTGCAAAATCTATCTTGCAGTGTAAATAATAATTTGTTTTCTTTTGCAAATGCTATCAATTCCTGTGACAGTTGACGTACAAACGGCACTCTTCCATGATACTCGTTAAATAGTTCTTTGGCTTGACGCTGGTCCAGGCCCAACTCTCTCTGTAATTTGATCTTACCCATACCATAGAAAAGACCTAAGTTGATTGTTTTTGCCTGTTTCCTGGAGATATTAGCCATGTCAGCGACTATCTGATGGAAATCAGCATCATCTCTATCAAACTGCTCCTGCAGGCTCTCTGTGCCTGGTAGGCCTAGTTTTATGGCATAATGCACCACAATACGTGGTTCCTGCTGTGAATAATCAAAGCTGCCCCATTCGCAACCATCCTCCGGTATAAATAGTTCTCTCATCTTACCACCGATATAACCTTTCGCCGGTATCTGTTGTAGGTTGGGATTAGACATACTGAACCTGCCGGTGACAGTGCCACCCGTATCTGATCTTATTTGATTTATATCTGCATGTATTCTACCCTCGTGCACATACTCTAATAGTCCTTCTATGAATGTGTTGACCGCTTTGTCATACTCTCTTGCTTTTGCGATCATACGTAAACATTTATTATTGTGTGTTCGTAGATAATCTTTTGGTAGTTGTGGCATCTTAGATTTTGGTGTGACCTTGTAATCTTTTATGTGTAGATGATCTAATAATTTTTTGATTGATGCTGCAGCCCAAATATCAACTTTAATTGTTGTGATACTTTCTATGGCTTTTATTATTTGGTCTCTACGTTTTTTAAGATGTCTTCCAAACAGGATCGCTTTTGCGACATCTATTCTAACGCCTTTAAATTTCATGTCAACCAAACACAAAAATAATTTTGTTTCTAATTCAAATATTTGTCTACAAGTTTTTTGCTCTCCATCATCTTTTATGTATAATACTTCGTCAATTTTTTTATCAAATAATTTCCATAGTTTGTAGGTTAGGTTTACATCCTGTTTTGCATATTCTTTTACAATCGATGCAGGTAGTTTATGCATGTTAGTCATCGGGTCTTTGACTGTTCCACCAGACCACTCCAATGTTTTCTGTTGTAGATCGTATTTGTATTTCTCTTCATTAAGATAATCTTTTGACAATGCGTCGAGTGAATATTTAAATCTGTTCTCGTTAATAACAGATGCAGCTATCATGGTATCAACAATCCTACCTTTGATCATCTTACCTGTTACCGCTCTTATCCAACAGACATCATACATCGCATTGTGAAATACTTTTGTAATGTTTTCGTTTTGAAATATCTTATCGTTTAAGATTTGCCATATCTTATCTATTCTTTCAAAAGATATATCGGTATCAGAATGACGTAGAGGAAAGTATGCAAGATCATTTTCTGTCGCTACTGCTATGCCACAGATAAAACCATCGTTTCTTATTGCACCTAAACCCTTTGATTTAAGATTAGGATCGTAAGTTTCTATATCTATCGCAACTGTATCAATACCATTTAGATCTAGATCCTCTGGTGTATTACACATTATAATCCCTCTCTATAATCATCTCTATAAAATGTATCGCTTTCAATAAATCCTCTTTACCATTTTTGTCCTGATGACGTATTATATATTTTATAGCACAACCTTCAGGATATAACAACTTATTCGCAACCACAAACTTGCTTGGCTGTATGACATACTTTTGATAATGCGATCCTCCGTGTTGCTTGTCCCAAACATTTTTCTTTTTCATATTACCCCCATTAAAAACGCTGCAATACATATTACAGTTATTAACGCTATACCATCTATCATCTTACTCCTAACGTGTATTTACCTTGTGATGCTACAGTCCAACAGTCAAACTTGCCTCTGCTGTATGCAACATATTTTAATCTGAGTTGTGTAAAATAATCTTCTTGTCTTGTTGCTGTCAGATCAACAACAACATTATCAAACGTCAGACCTTTTACGGTGTGTATGTTTGCGTATTTTACTCTTACCTCTCCGTCATCATAACCCTTGTTTAGAATCTTTCTAATGTAGATCAATCTATCAGGATCTGTCTTCTTTCTTATCAGCGCAAAGTCTCTCTCTTTGCTCGCATTCTCTTTTAGGTACTTATGATATATCATATAGTCTATCGTATACTCTCTATCTACCCACTCATCGAAAGTCTCCTCACCCCTACCATGAACTATTACTTTACTACCCATGTATTGCCAGAAATCTTTTATCTGTTTCAGTGGCATAGGTGTGCCTCTACAAAAATCTGGCCATATTTTGTGGCATCGTAATTCTTTCTTTGGTACGTGAGCCGTGTTCCCAACATGTGCAAACTCTATACCCTGTTGTTTAAAAAATTTTTTGACCCATGAATCTGACGGCGTACCTCGATAAGTAAATAAAAAAGTCTCGTTCGTATGTTTTATTTTATCTAACAACGCAGTCATGGCACTACATCTTTTATCTAGACTAGGTAGATGATAATGATTGCCTATTATATCTGTTGGTTTCCACGCTCTCTCATATCCATAGTAATCCCATATCGGTCTTATTATTCTTTTACACAGATTGTTTATTGTCTTGCCACATCTATGTCCCTGTTCTAATTGCTCTGCCTTTCTTGATAGTCTGTGATAATAATCTGCATCAGAACCTGCAAACTCAAATATGGTCTGGTCTGCATCACCAACAAAATAATATTCTTTCGCTTTTGTTGCCATCTTATCAAGAGCTTCTCTCTGTGGCACGTTACTGTCCTGCGCCTCGTCAACTATCAATGCATCAATGTCAGGTTCCACAGCTTTGTCTATGAAATCCTGTATCATATCTGCATAGTCACACACGTGACTGTCTTGCTTATATTCAAAATATGGATATGCCATCTGCTCTATAGAATTTAGATTATATGGTTTGTAAACCTGTTTATCACATGTTTTCCAATGTTCTTTTAATGTGTTGCCTTTACCATACGCGTCAGCCAGGTATCTGTAAAACTTATGTTTATCAGCGTTAAACTCTGACTCTGTCACTCTCTGTAATTTAAAAAGTGAATCTATCGTCGTTAGATTCATGTGATCCTCGTAACTAAAAACCTCTTTACGTCCAACTAATCTGCTTTTGCAGTAAGAATGTATTGTGCAGATGTTATATTTTATGGACTTCTTGGTTACACCCTGCATCTCTGGTAGTTTAAGTATCTCATCTTTTATCTCATTAGCTGCAACATTAGTGTGTGATAGTATTATAATTCTGTTGTAGGGATATTTTTTCAGTAACTCTGTGTATTTCTGTGTGATAAACATTGAGGTCTTACCTGTTCCTGGAGGCCCTGATATAAACTTAGGTTGTTTCATCCGTCACCTCTTGATATTCACCCTCTACTATTAGGTCCTCTTGTTCTATTTTTTGATTTATCATACGCCATGACACACAAGATTTTGATCCAAATTTACCATGATTCTTTTTTGCTTTTAATATGTTCTGACATTTTATTACAAGATCCACACGTGCTAGATTTACTTTCTGTTTGTGAAGATAATCCTCAAACTTGTCTAGATTGAATTCTAATATATTCTTTTGCACGTTATAGTATGGCATGCCAAAGTATGCTAATTCTTTTTTGTTTGTGTATGCTTTCTCTTCTGCGATGTAATTTTTAAAATGTTTTATAAATCGTAAATCTTCCTCTGCCTCTTCTACATAGTTTGTAGATTTTTCTCTAGCCTCATATTTTCTACGCATGATCTCCTCAAAATCTGAGGCTTTCATCTCTGGTATCCATACAGATGCCTTACTGATTACAGAGTCGTAGAATAATTTTTTATTTCTAAGTGTGGGACCGTCTACTGTGATTGTCTTTTCAACGGCCTCTCCCTGCACCACAGCGTTTATTTTTACAAAATATCTATCACTTCCGTATTCTATTATCTGCCCGATAGATTGTTTTGCCTCTTCGCTTGTGGCCTCTTGCACACCAATCCAACTAAATATTGTTGCGATTGTTTTTGTAGAGCACCCGATGATCTCTGCAAGTTTTGGCATACCAAATTTTCTGTTTGCTTTTTTGTGTGTGGTTCCTTTTCTTTTTCTTTTATCTGCCTCTTCATCTTTTGCTGCGATAGCAATCTTATGTACAAAGTCATCTATGTCATCCACATTCCACTCTGTATGTTTTAACAACACACCTGCCATGGCAGTGCAGTAATCATCTCTCTGTCCGGATCCTGCATATGTGATACAAAGAGCTGCAGCTAAAGCAATCTTACCAAGATCAACTTTTAGATTACCTGGATACTCATCGATGCCATCATACTTAACCCACTTAACGACTTCATTTGTTGTATGATATTTTGTTTCTGGAACTAACGTATATTTATTTGCGCCATGTCTTATCTCGCAAAGAGTTGCGCCATGACCGTAGTCCTTATAATAATTTTCTAATTCTTTTGGTAGTGCAAATTTTTTATAATCTGATGTGCCAGACCAAAGATAATGACTTGATGGATTGTTTCTTCTACCAAATATTGCACCACATGATTTTATGTGGTCGCTTGTAAATCTTTTGACGACAGGATTATCAATATCAAAATCTATGTATTGATCTAGTCTGAGTCCTATCTGTTTTGTTGCGTGTTCTATTCTCCATTCTTCTTTCGTAATCTTAAAATCAGGATCGGACCACTTTTCGACCACAGCCTGCTTTGTATCGCAGGGTATGATCACCCGTCCAAGGTCTATCCAATCCTCATACGTAACCGGTGCTTTAACAATCTTTTCATTCATAAATTAAAAGTGGGCGTATCCACTCTCGCTTAGACGCCCACTACCTAGGATCTTATAAATTTAAATACCTTTATCTGTGACTGGTCCAACCTTTGATACATCCCAACCAAACCATGTTCCTTTGTCGTTAGACATCTGAACAGTTGATAGTTTATAAATGTGGCTGTAAGTTGGCGGAGTAAACAAACCATTTTTACCCTGCATCTTTAAACCCATCATCATTGAGTTCCATTTTCTACTAACTTTTAATTGAGTAGATTTCATAGATATCAACGCTGTCTCCGGGTTATCACCGACTACAAGTACAAAATGACTAGCGGTGTTATCAAGATAGTTACCGTTTGGTAATCTGTCCTTATAATCTTTACCTCTAGTTGTCTGACTTATGATATCACTATCTGCATCGTGTATCGCAACAGGAGCACCTGTTGATGTGCCTCTGTCTTGCCATTCAATGTACTGTCTCTTGTAGTGACATGGCACGAC